TGCTCTTCCGATCTCATAGATGACCAAGTGTCCCCAGGGGACAACGACGGGGACACGGCAGAGCCCGGCGAAAACGTGTCCCCTGGGGAGTCCCGTGGTCCCACCCCACCCCACCCCTTAGTAGTTACTTCTAGTGGGGATAGTCCGGTAGGAAGCCGCCCGGCCGAGCACTGCTCCCAACATCCCGGCGGAACCGAACAGCCCTGCGGCGCCTGCTTTAACGCGCGGCGCAACGCAAACACCTGGGACGCCCAACAGCTCCAAGCTGCCGCCGACCACCGCGCAGCCACGCTCGCCGCGATCCGCCAATGCCCCGACTGCGACCCCAACGGACTGCGCTACTCCGACCCGGAAGACCCCGAGTCGCCGCTCATCCGCTGCACCCACCCCCGATTGGAGAACACCGCATGAAAACCACCACGCCCGCCCAAGCCGCCAACGGCACCGGACGATGGGAAGTCCGCATCAAACCCAAACCGGACCCCGACCAATGGTCGGCGCGGGTACCGACCGTGGTCGAAGCCTACCTGGCTGATCACACGCGTTTCGTGGTGAAATCGCCGCGCGGAGCCGAGATATTCACCACCCGAAACCAGTCCGCCGCGATGACCGTCGCACGCAGCCTTGCCAGCGTCGATGAGCTATTGGCCCGCGTAAACCGGCTGGAACACACGGCTTTCGGCCAACACCCCGCGCTGCGTGCACCCATGGTGGCACCGACCCCGCGCCGCCGCGGCGGCGCTCTGCGGATCATTCAGGATCCCCACGCATGAGCCACATACCGCCCGTCCTGACCGCTGTAGCCGACCAGCTGATCGCTGCGGCCGACAAGGTGCTCGACCAGTTCATCGCCGAATTTCAAGCGCACCTGGCCGAACACGACGGTGACCCGCTATGCCCAATCGGTGTGATCGCCATCGGCGCCGAAGCTCAACCACAGGAGGATGTCGGGTTCCTGTTCGCCGTCGCTGTCAAGCGACTGGCCATGCCACGCAAGGAGATTAAGCTATGACCGGCCCCGAAGCCGTACTCGGCCTAGACCCATCACTCGCGCGCGCTGGAATCGCCGCGATCGTCCGCGAAAACTCCGACAGCGTTGCCCGGCCGGGCGTGATCACCCACGTCGGATACTCGCTACGCGAAGGTGTTCCGTGGTGGCGGCGCAGCCGACGCATCATCGCAGAAGCACGCGAAATCGCCGCCATCATCGGTGAAGTCCACACCGCAACACCCATCGCCCGCGCCGTCATCGAAGGCCCCGCATGGGCATCGAACCTGCCCAGCAAGTTCGACCGCGACGGCCTCTGGTGGGCGCTGTTCTCAATCCTCGACGCGAAACGAATACCCATCACCGTCGTAAACCCCACCACCCGAGGCAAATTCATCACCGGACGCGCCCCGAACGGCATGAAACCCGGCGAACACAAAAAGCTGGTACTCGCCGAGTCCCAAGCCACATGGTTCGACGACCAACACCGCATCAAGAACCACGACCAAGCCGACGCACTCGGCCTCGCGCACATGGGCGCCCTGGACCTCGGCTGGCGCCTACCCGTCGACACCCGACGCCGCCACGTCGAAAACATTGCCCTCGTGGACTGGGAAACCGAATGGCTGGCCTCGTAGATGTCCGGCGGCGCGATCTTCCCGAACAAGGGCCGGATCGAACGCCGGCTCGCCGAAATCGGCGGCGAACTGGACGAAACGTGGAAACTGCGCGCCGCGTGCCGAGGGCACCCACGGCCAGACATTTTCTTCCCGCCGCCCGCACGGTCCGAAGCCACGATCAAACGGTCGAAATCGGAACTGGCGCGACGCCTGGTCATAGCCGAAGCGAAACGGGTCTGCGGGCACTGCCCAGTCCGCGCCGAATGCGGCGACTACGCCGACCAGATCGGCGACTACCACGGCATCTGGGGAGGACAAACCGGCCGCGAACGCGGACGTAAACGCGACGAATTCTGAACCACCACAACCGCAACTCGACCAACCGAAGGACTCACCGAAAATGCCCGACTACCCACCCAACATGACACTTCGACCCATCGAAACATGGCCCCACAGCCTCACCCGCGACCGCCGCCGCTCGAATTTCTCGGCGCAGTGGAGCGACACCCTCACCCGGCTCGAACGCGAACTCTGGTACCTCGGGAAAGACCAGCAGTATGCCGCCGCGGTACTTCAAATAGCGCTGCGCGAGCAAGACTTCCGAATCACTGATGGCATGCCGCGCGCCAACGCCACAGCACAGCACCCCGGCGTCATCCTGAACATCGAATCCCGCCACGGACCGCTGTCGTACCCGTGTGACACGTTCACCCGCTGGCAAGACAACCTGCGCGCCATCGCGCTCGGCCTGGAGGCCCTACGCAAGGTCGAACGCTACGGAATCACCCAAACCGGCCAGCAGTACCGCGGATGGCAGGCCATAGAAGCCAAGGCCACGCCGATCGCTCAGACCCCGGCAGGTGCCGCCGTCTATCTCGCGAAAGCCGCGCAAGGCAACGACGACAGCGTCTCCGATTGGGCACATCGCATCCTGCACGACCCCGAGACCGCCCGGACCACATATCGGAAAGCGCGCGCCAACACCCACCCCGACCGGCACGGCGGCGCCCGAACAGCCTGGGACGCCGTAGAAGCCGCCGCCGACATCCTCCGCGACGCCGGCGCCCCCATCGAATAGGAGACACCGCCACCATGACCACCACCACCATCACGAAACGCGCAACCATCACCTTCTACAAGCCGCCGACCGTCACCGAACTAATCCAAGAGCTACAGAAGCTCCCGGACGAGTGGCAGGCAGGCACGGTGACCGTCCAACAGTCCGACAGCCAGCGTGACGGCACCACCATCACACTGCACGTCAACGCCGGAAGCCTGAGCCAGTGACCGCGCCGGAACAGCACATGCGGAACGTGCTGGTGCGGTACATGTCCGACGCGCTCAACGAAGTTGGGGGAGCACTCATCCCCGACGTGTTCCGGCGTCCCGCCATCCCGCTACGCGTCCGTACCCGCGGCAGCCTCGACCGGTCCGAAATCACCATGCCCGGCATCGAGTTGGCCGGCGGACCTGACATGGAACCGTTGGCCCGCAATGTCGGCAAGCTGATCCTGAAAATCATGCGCACCGACGAAGTGTTGTGGGTGGCGGTCAACGCACACCAGGACTTCGGGGGCTGGAGCATCGACTGCGTCCCGCTGGTCGAGCACATGAGGTTGTCCACACCAACCGATGAGCAGACGTTGAACGCCAACGGCATCAACCCCGAAACCGGGAAACCCCGATGACCGACAACCCGATATGCGTATGCGGACACCGCAGAAGCGACCACGACATCCAAGCCAACCCGAAGTGCCTCCAGCAGGACGTCGACTGGCCGTGGCGGTGCGACTGTCCCGGATTTGAAGCCGACCCGAAAGCGATCAACCTATGAGCGATATCTCCACACTGCAGGAAGCCGCGAAAATTCTGAACCGCCACGGTCTCGGCAACGCCGCCGAACTCTGCACCCGCCTCATAGGCAGGTTGGCGGTCGACGAAGCACTCGGCGGCGCAACAGAACCCGAACCCGCACCCGGAAAACGACTCACCCGAATAGGAGACTGATCATGGGACCAAACCACCTCGAAAATGCTGAACAGTACGACCTTCACGCCGGAAACGCCGATCCACAGTTAGTTATTGCCCTCGCGCTGATGGATATCGCGCGTTCACTCCGATCAATCGACGGATGGTTCAACGCTTACGCGTCCGACTGCCTGCCGGTCAGGGTGCACCCATGAAGCTGCCCGACATCACCGCCGCATCCCCGTTACCGTCACCGACATCTGGTGGGCGTCAAACCGGGAACCAAAGCGGTGTTTCGCTCGGCAAGCGCGGCCCATGACCCCGTTTATCGGTCGGGTGAGGCCACAGCTGCGCCCACCAGAACCAAACCACCACAACACCAAAGGAGACACCGCCATGATCAGCACTCGCGATGAACAACTCGCCCTGGCACAACAACAGGTCTTCCGCAGCCGCCAGAAATACCTGCGCGCCAAGGCCCGGCTAGAACGCGACATCAAACGCCGCGACGAACTGCGCCCCGTCGCCCGCGCACACAAAGCCGTCAAGAACATCTATGACGCCGTCCATGCCCTCACCGAACAGCCCGCGCCCGAACCGTCACCGACACTGGACAGCGACCCGCGCTCGCCCGCCGACCAGGCACACGAATTCTTCACCCGGCCAGGCGACTTCTATCAAGTAGCCCTGGCTCTGCCAGCGCCCACGAACGACGCCAAACTCGGCGCCGGCTTCATCGTGAAAGCCGACGACACGCAACTCCCGTACCTGCTGGAGGTGCTACGCCAACTACGCGGCGCGCTCGGCGAAGGCACGCGTATCAAACTCACCAAAGCCCAGATCACACCACCAGACGGCCCACCTAAGACGATCGGTGTGGACTACACGCTTGGTGATCGGTTCCCACCGGCGCCAGCCGGAACCATCGAGAACCACGATGACATCGTCAGCGACATCACGGTCGCAGTCGGTGAGGACATGCGCGCGCCAGTCAAACGCGAACAACAAATGGGCGACCTAGTGGATCAGGTCGACCAAATCGCGGCACAACATGGCGTGAAACCGGAACAAGTGCAGGTGATTCCGGTACGCGGAGGCGGATACGCATTCACCGTGCAGCGAGAAACCCAACCCGAACACGGCCGGCACGCACGCCCCGACGCCGCTTGGGAGAGCAGCCCCAAACCGCAACACCTCGCCGCCGATGATGATCATGATGACGACTCGGACGCGGAGGGTTACCGCGGCTGCTGCGGCACACCATACGACACCGGAGGACATGCGGCCGACTGCGTCGGTGACCCGAACTACCAATACGACTGACATGCCTAACCGCACCCCGAGAACGACAACGCAGAAACGGTTAGGCCATGACCACCAACAGCAACGCGACCGGCTACTCGCGCGCCACGTCGACGGCCAACCCTGCTGGTGGTGCGGAAAACCCATGTACCGCGACCGAACCCGCAATTGGGACTACAACCCCAAAGCCACACGCCGCGACGGAAAACCCGACACCAGCAGCGGCAGCCTCGGCGCCGACCACAGCACCAGCCGCAGCCAATCCAGCACCAGCCGCGCCGATCGACTCTTACACGGCACCTGCAACAAACAACGCCAAGGAGGCCACCGTGACGACCAACGACCAGCCCTCACCAACCCACCCGACACAGACCCCGCACTCGGAACCCGAATCTTCAACTGGCCCTGACCAACTCGAATGGGACGAACAGGCAGGCGGATACCATCTGACCGCCAAAGTCAGCCACGAAAACTACGCTGCCTACTTCGGTGACGCATTCGAGAACCCCCACCGATGGCACACCGTCTACTGGAGAGAGATACAGGGCTCACTCAACGTCGCCGACTGCGGCGAACTGTACCGAGGCGATGACCTCGACGAGGCGCTAGCCGCAGCCCAGCAGCACCACCAGGCCACGTTGCGTCGCCTGGCGTGGGAGCAGTACATGCGCGACAACGACCCGCCCAACCGGCCGATCGACATCCTGTTGACGCAGTGCGACAAGGCCACAGTCGAAGCCAACATCGCACGACAAGCTCTGGGGCTGTGGTGATCCCGCGATATCACCGAGGCGTCACCCTCGGTGTACGAGCCCAACGCGCGCTCGCCTACCTCGCAGTCTGCGTATCAGTGATCATCGAAACAGCAGCGCTCATCGCCACCATCGAGAACGGAATCGGCTGGCACACAGCAGGCATACTGTTCGCGGCCCCAGCATGGGCGCTAGCCGAAGGACTCGCCGCGACCGTCCCCGCCCCATGTGAGGGCTGCCAGCACGCCCCGCACGACGACATGTGCTGGTGCGGCCATGTCTGAAAAACCCGATTCTGAATTCGCCGCCTGCGGCGGAACAACCCCACTCGACCCCAGCGACATGACACCCGACCAGCTATTCGCGACACTCGGACTATCCGACATGGACGACCGCGAACGACTCGAATTCGTGCGCTACATGAACGCATGGTCCCGCCACCACCTACCCGGACCCAACCACTGGTGGCGACACGCACTCATCTACGCCAACCTCTGGAAACGCACCATCGCCAACCACGTCGACCAACTCATCACCCAAGCACTAGGCCAATGAGCAGCATCAACCCAACGCGAGAGCGGCCCATGTCACAGCCCGCGAGTAGAACTAGTCCATGGCACGCCCGCCACGCGACCGATTCCCCAACGCCTGCGTCGGCGACCTCGTCGAAACCCCGACAGGCTGGGCCGTCGTCGCACCCCTCTACTGCCCCAACTGGCACAGCATCGAAGAACCCGGCTGGAAACACAGCACCGACCTCTGTGATTGCGGCAGCCGGCACTACACCTGGACATGTCACTGCGGCGCCACCACCTACGCACCCAAACTCGGACGCAACTGCCAAATCCGCAGCGGATGCGAAGGCGTCATGCCACCCGACCACAGCCGCACCTAACCGTTTGCTACACGACATATCCGCAGGTCAAAGACCCGGCGAGGGTAACCAGGAAACAGCCCTGACCTGCACCGACGCCACCCCCAATTTTCCTAGCAACCCCCCTCCGCCTGACTCCGGAGGTAGTCAGGAATTTTTTTTGGACGGCTCTGAAAATTTCGGGGGTATGGCGTGATGACGGCCAAGCGGACATCGGGACGGACAGCCAAGCGGCCCGTAAGTGCCGCCGGTGGCGGCGAATCGGCGGCTGACCTGGGGCCGGTGAAGGCTACGAAGCGGACAGCGGCGGGGACCAAACGGACGGCCACGGGCACCGGGCGGGTCACGGTAAGTACCGAGCCGGGTGCGGGGGAGCGGCTGCGGTCGCAGCTGGAACGTAAGGAGGATGGGCCGGGTTTGACCGCGCTGATCCGGCAGGCCGCGCGCGTGGCTGATCGGCTGGAGATGTTGGCCGGTATCAATTCGGGTGTCGAATCGTCGTGGGTGCGTTTGGATCTGCGCGGCATCGTCGCGGCTGCTGACGACAATGGCAAGAACCCGGTGACCGTGATTGTCGAAGCGAAGATCGATTCCACGATCGCCGAAGAGAGACAACAGACCACGTTGTTACGGCATTTGCTCGCTGAGATTCACAAACAGCGCGCGGGATCGATGGGACCGAATGGTGGCGGCGGCGCGGAAGACGACGACCTCGACGACATCTAGGTCGCCGGCCAAACGCGCGACCGGGCGGCGACCGAAAGCCGGTGCCCCGCCGAACAAACAGGACACGCCGCCATGGGTCGGTGAGTGGCCGCGACTGACCGGGCGGCAGGAACCCAAGCACGAGCATTCGTTCGCCGGTGATGAAACCGACGGTGACCGTTGCGCGCGGTTCGGGCACCGCATCACCAAACAGCGGTCGCTGCCGTGGCAATGGCGCACGATGCGCAAGATCTTGAGTCGCCGCCCGGACTATCTATGGACGCATCCGGACGTGGTGCTGGTCTGCACCCGCCAGCAGGGCAAGACCCTGATTCTGGTGCTGCGCATCCTGTTCGGGCTGTTCATCCTCGGCGAGAACATCGCCTACACCGCGCAGCGCGGTAACACCTCTGATGCGGTGTTCAAACGCGTCAAGGCGATCATCAATTCGCGGCCGTCGCTGAAAAACCGTGTGGTCTCGTTGACCGGCGGAAAACAGGGCTTCGGTGAAATCGTCGTCCGCTCGAAACTCGGCACTGAAGTCACGGTGCAGTTCGGTGTTCGATCCGGCGACAAGGGCCGTGGTCTTGACCGGATTGACCTGGCGATTTTCGATGAGGCATACAACCTGACGCAGGACGAAGTTTCGGCGCTGCAGGGTGCGCAGGTTGCGTCGGCCAACTCCCAAACGATCTACACGTCCACGGCGCCCGTGGAATCCGAGCACCCGAACTGCCATGTGTTCGCGGGTATGCGGCGCCGTGGGCTGAAAAAGGACACCGATCTGTTGTTCATCGAGTTCGCGGCACCGGATCCACCTAAGGATGCCGTCGAGCGCAAAGCTGCGCGTGAGGACCGCGAGAACTGGCGTCTGGCCGAGCCGTCATACGGGGTGATTTCGAAAGAACGCGATATCGAACGGTTTTACAAGACAGCGGTCGAGAGCCGCGAGGCATCGAAGGTCGCCCTGTGGGAAGCGGACTTTCTCGGCTGGGGCGAATGGCCGGCGGACGCCCGGTTCATTGACCCGGTCATCCCAATCAAGGAGGTGTGGGAGCCGTTGGCCAACTATGCGCCCGAACTTGTCGGGCAGAAAGTACTGGCGGTGTCCCGTACACGTGATCTGGCTCGATGGGCTATCGCGGTGGGGCAGCGCACGATCGAAGGCCGGGTGCAGATCGAAATCGGCTACTACCAGAAAGCCACGATCGGGCAGGTCGCCGCGTATGTGGTGCGGCTGGTCGAGTTGTGGGATCCGGCCACGATCGTGATCGACGATCATGACCCGGCGAAACCGCTGGCGCCGTACCTGAAAAAGCTGGATGTCGATGTCACGTTGACGACGACGGGACAGATCGCGGTGGCGTTCCAGGGGTTCGTAGACGCCGCAATGTCCGGTGACCTGGGACACACCAACCAGCCGATTCTGACCGAAGGGTTGGAGGTCGCTATGACCCGCGAACTGCCTCGGGGAGACAAGGTTTGGGACGACCGCGAAGGATCAATTGCGCAGGTCATAGCCGCAACGATGGCGCACTGGGGTGTTCTGGAATTCGCTGAGGAAGACTCGCCGGCCGCGCTGCCCTCGATGGGCGCCGGAAATCCCGAAACAACAAGTAGCCACCTGGACGTCCTGGGAGCCGCATTCTAAATCCGCAGGTGCGGCGTTGTGTCGCAGCATGTTCGGATTTGAGGGAGGCCGGTGACCAAGCGGGTCAAGACGGCTATGCCGGTCGGCGAATCGGGCTACGTGACCCCGTTCGTCGACGGCTGGGTCAATTGGGATCCGTACGAAAAAGTTCCGGATCTGCAGCACCCGGCGTCGACGGGGCGCACCATGTATGGGCCGACGCCTCGGTGGCGGTGTTCCTGGAGATGGACAACAACGACTCGCGTGTGTCCTCGCTGCTGGAGGCGATCAGCTTGCCGATCGTCGAAACCGGTTGGCGTATCGACCCGAACGGCGCCGACGCCGAGGTTGTGCAGTTCATTTCGCGGAACATGAATCTTCCGGTTGTCGGGTTCGATGAGGTCGACGACCCCGGCCGCTCGCGTGGCAGGTTTTCCTGGATTGACCATTTGCGCGAGGTGGCCTCGCCGACAGCGCAGTTCGGGCACGCCGTATTCGAGCAGGTGTATCGGCGCGAGGCGGACGGGCGGTTCGTGCTGCGCAAGCTGGGGCCGCGCCCGCAGTGGACGATTCAGAAGTTCAACGTCGCGATGGATGGCGGGCTGGATTCGATCACGCAGCTGGCGCCGGCGTCGACGGGGCGCACCATGTATGGGCCGACGCCGCTGGATATTCCGATCAATCGGCTTGTGGTGTACACGCGCAACAAGCGACCGGGCTACTGGCAGGGCCGTTCGATTCTGCGATCGAGCTACAAGCATTGGTTGCTGAAAAACGAGCTGCTGCGCATCGAGGTTGTGGCCGCGCGCCGCAACGGTATGGGTGTGCCGGTCGGTACCGCATCCAAGTCGAACGACGACGCCGAGGTTAAGGCGATGCAGAAGGTTGCCTCGGAGTTTCAGGGCGGCATGGGATCCGGTGTCGGACTCGCCCAGGGACAGTCGCTGGCGCTGCTGGGTGTGCAGGGCAACCTGCCCGACATCCGGGCGGCAATCGTGTACCACGACAAGGCAATCGCGCTGGCGGGGCTGGCGCATTACATGAACCTTGATACCGGCGGCAGCTTCGCGCTGGCCGCGGTGCAGGAACGACCGTTCGTGCAGGCCGAGAATGCTGCCGCCAAGTCGTATCGCGACATCGGGCAGGCGCACATCATCGAGGATCTGGTCGATATCAACTTCGGCGTCGAGGCCCGCACTCCGCGGCTGGTGTTCGACAAGATCGGATCGCAGCAGGACGCGACCGCCGCGGCGCTGAAGATGTTCGTCGAGGCTGGGCTATTGGCGCCGGATCTGCGGATCGAACGCGCCTTGCGTCAATCGCTGGACCTGCCGGCCAAACCCGATGTGAACGACCCGGACGCCGCGCCCCCGAAAGAACCTGACGCGCCAGCGGTCCCCGATGACGCCGTGGATCTAAGCCCTGTCGCGCAGGCAGTGGCCGACGTTGAGGCGATGCGCGAATTCCTACATCCATTCAGCAAGTCCGGGCAAGGGAGGTTGTTCTGATGGCCCGCGAAAACCGTGAGTGGTACAAGTTCACCGTCGCGAAAGCCGCATCGGCTGAGGATAAACCGACGGCCACGCTGCACATCTACGACGAAATCGACTCGTGGTTCGGCGTCAACGCCGAAGCGCTGGTCGTCGAAATCTCAGCGCTTGATCCGGAGACCGAACTGACCGTGCGGGTCAACTCGCCGGGCGGCAACGCGTTCGACGGCATCAACATCGCCAACGCCATCATGCGCCACCCCGGTAAGACCACCACCTACATCGACGGGCTGGCCGCGTCGGCTGCCAGCGTGATCGCGGTCGCCAGCGATGAGGTCGTGGTCTCCAAGTACGGACAGGCCATGGTGCATGATGCCCGCTCTGGACAGTACGGCACCGCGAAGGACCTACGCAGCGTCGCCGATCACCTGGAGAAACTGTCGGCCAGTTACGCGAAGCTGTACGCCGACCGTGCCGGCGGGACCGTCGAGGACTGGGCGCAGGCGATGGCGGACGAAACCTGGTACACCGCTGAAGAAATGGTCGCCGCTGGACTTGCCAGCCGTGTCGATGATTCGGGGGCTCGCGCCGATACCGAGAAGGCAGTCGCGTCGGCGCTGGCCTGCTCGTCTTACAAGTTCAAGTACTTCGGCCGTCCGGCCGCACCCGCGCCGGTGGCGCGGGCCGACAACGCTGGGGCGTGTGCTTCGGCGAATATCTCGAAGGAGGGCCCCGTGCCTGACATCAAGGAGGACGTCGCCAAGCGGCTCGGTCTAGGACCGGACGCCACCGACGAAGAGGTGCTAGCCGCACTCGACAAGCTGGCCAGTACCGAACAGGAAGACACCGACGAAGACGCCACCACCACTGAGGACGACTCCGCCGAGGTCGGTGCCGGAACCGCCGTCGACGGTAAGGAACTGGTTGCCGCGGCAGCCAAGGCCGGTTTGGTGCTGATGGATCCGGCACGGGTAGCCAAGCTCGAATCCGATGCTGCCGCAGGCGCACTGGCACGCCAGACGCAGGTAGCGGAGGCGCACGCCAAGGTCGTCGATTCCGCGGTCGCCAAGGGCAAGATCACGGCGCCTCGCCGCGACCATTTCCTGGCGCTGATGAAGGCGGACCCGGAAGGCACTACAGCCCTGCTGGATTCGATTCCGGCTGAGACCGCAGTACCGCTGACCGAAGTCGGTCACGGTACCGAAGCGCAGGCATCGGCCAGCGCCGAAGACGAAATCCGCAACGACCCTCGATTCAAGAATTGGAGATTCTGACATGCCCGGAATTCCTCAGGTCACCAAGACCGGACCGCGGACATACACCCCAAAGGCTGGCGTTTCGATCAAGGGCGGACAGCTCGTAGAAGGTGTCACCGGTGGCCGGATTCAGCCCGCCGCAGCGGGTTCGTTCAAGGTTGTCGGCGTCGCATTGACGGACGCGATCGCGCCCGAAGACCTGGTGCTGGCGCCGACCACTGGCAGCGACGGGCGCCCTGTGCTGAACACAGCGGTGCTGCCGACCAAGGTGGCGTGCGCATATGGCGGGGCCGAAGTTCCTGTCACCTATGCGGCGGACGCGGCGTTCGGAGAGCTGCTGATCGCAGCTGCGAACGGCACCGTAACGCCCGCCGGTGCGACACCGGACGCCCGAACCATCGTCGGGCGCTGCACCGAACCGGGTGGCGTCGTCGTAGCAACCAAGGCCGTCGGCCTCATCCGGACCGTCTGAGCCGGACTGAAATAGCAAGGGAGACAGAAACAATGCCTACAACCCCTATCGTCAGCATCAGCGACGGGCCCCGGCTCACAGTGTCGGAAATGGTCGGAAATCCGCTGTTCATTCCGACGAAGATCAAGGAGCTGCTGACCAACGTTTTCATCACGCAAACGTTGTTCCGTAACGGCGGCGGCAATAAGAACGGCCTGGTTGCGTACCGGCAGGGCGACCCGATCTTCCTGGACGGTGAGCCTGAGGACGTCGCCGAGTTCGGCGAAATCCCGGTCGCGGCCGGCCGCAAGGGCACCGCACTGTTCGCCGTGGCGAACAAGAAGGGCCTGGGCGTCCGAGTCTCGAAGGAGATGCGGGACGAGGATGACATCGACAGCGTCAACCTGCAGATCACGCAGTTGGTCAACACGTTCAAGCGTTCCGATGATCGTGTGTTCCGTGCGTTGACCCAGTCCAGCGCGGTACCGACGATGGCGGTTTCTGCGGCGTGGGATACCGCCAACGGCAACCCGCGTGGCGACATCGCGCGTGCGATCGAAAAGGTCATCAACGCGGCTCCATCGATCGCCGAAGGTGGAAGCGCCGAGGAATGGTACGGGTTCCAGCCCGACACGATGGTGATGAACCCCGGCCTGTTGCCGGTGCTGTTGGACAACGACAAGTTCAACAAGGTCTACCAGGGCAACGTCGCCAATGAGCACATCGCCTACACCGGCAATTGCCGGTGCTGTTGGACAACGACAAGTTCAACAAGGTCTACCAGGGCAACGTCGCCAATGAGCACATCGCCTACACCGGCAAGCTGCCCGGCAAGGTGTACGACCTGGACATCCTGGGCGCGCGCGGATATCCCACTGACCGGATCTGGATCGGACAGAAGGGCGTCACAGGGTTTTACTCGGATACCCGTCCGTTCCAAGTCACCGGCCTATACCCGGAGGGTAACGGACCCAACGGTGGACCGACCGAGTCGTTCCGTTGCGATGCGACCCGCAAGACCGCTTACGCGCTGGATCAGCCGAAGGCGGGTATCTGGCTGACCGGGTTGGTGACCCCGTGACAGCCGAATACGTTCTGACAGCGGATTTCCTGCGTCGCCTGGACGACAAGGGAGTGTGGCGCGAGCTTAAGCGCGGCGCCGTCCTCGCTGACCTCGATGACGACGACGTCCGCCGCCTCACCGCGGCGGGCGCCATCGTCGACCGGGAGTCGTACGAACGGACACAGGCGGAAGCCGAGGCCGCTGCGCAAGCGGCAGCCGAAGCGCTTGCCGATGACGGCGGTGACGAAACAGCCGGTGGTGGAGGCGGCGAGGGCAGTTGGGATGCGGTGGTGTTGGCACCGGCCGGCGGCATCGAGCGGCCCAAGTCGGCGCACTCCACTGAGGTGTGGCGGCAATACGAGGTGTGGCGGCAATACGCCATCGCACGCGGTATCCCCGCCGATCAGGCCGCGAAGATGAGCAAGACTCAGATCAAGGCTGCGACAAGGTAACTGGCCGTGGCAGAGGTAACGCCGTTCCTGACCGTCACCGAATTCGAGGGCATGTTTCGCCCTCTATCGGCGACGGAGCAGGCGCTCGCCGAGATATTGGTTCGGGCAGCCGCCGCATGGATCCGTGATCCGTCGCGGCTGCCCGACCTGCCGGCGTCCGACCCGACCTGCCGGCGTCCGACGAGCGCGGCAAGCTCGTCACCTACGACGTCGTCAAGGCCATGTTCGGGCCCGAAGGCGTCACCGACTCTCGGGTTACGGAACTGACCCGCACCACCGATGACCGCACTCTCACGGTCAAATTGGCGCAAGCCGCCGAAATGCTGGACTTCACCGAACGCCACCTACAGATGCTTGGCCTATCACTGACCGCGGCACCGCAAGCCACATTCACCGGATACGCGCAGGCCGAGCCATGGTGAGCATGTTTGATCCTGGACCCGACACCGTCACGCTGGTCAAGCGCGACCCGGTAACCGACGCTGGCGCGCCGGTCGTCGACGCCTGGGGCCGGCCCACCTACACCGAGCGCCGTATCCCGAAGGGCCGGTGCAGCTGGGCTGAGCACCCGGCATTCGAAGACATCGCCGGCACACAGGTCGCGATCGTCAACGCGGTCGGCCACCTGATCGTGGACGCAGATACCGAAACGCTCACTGCTCGTGACGCCGTCGAATTCGGTGACCGGCTGTTCGAAATGCAGGGGCCGGGTGTGCGCCGGAACGACCTGGACGGCAGACCTAGTCATGTGCGGGCAGAGGCCCGGTTCTGCGAAGACGTCAGCCTCGGCGAACAGGTCACCATCATCGCGGCCGGCCGACGCGGCGACCGCGGCACCGTCGAGCCCGACGGCGATCCGGTCACGGTGATCGCCCGCGCTGTCATGGTGGGTAATCAGCGGCAGCGGTTCGGGGACACCGGTGAAGTCATCGCCGCCGCATTCACTGTCGTCCTGGACCTCGATATGCAGATCCGGGACCGAGACTGGTTGATCATTCGAGGCCGCGAGTGCCGTGCGCTGGTTGGTGTGCAGCTGTCCCAGTGGGCCGACCGCAATCAGCTGGTGGTGCTGGCGCAATCAGCGAAGGGAGGTATCGGCTGATGGCACCGCAAGGCAAGTTCCGGCTGAACAAGAAAACGGTTGCCTATATCGCGAAGTACGACAAGGGCCTCGGCGCGGCGCTGGACGCGGTCGCGAACCCGGCAGCGGAGAACGCCGGCGCCACGGTCGATGAGTACGTCACTGACCGGCAAGTCCGCGGCATCTACGGCAAAAAGGAAGACCAGGCCAAACACGGTGCGGTGTCGAAAGCGTTCGGGCGCTTGGGGTTGAGGCTGCGATGAGAGAGCATGCAGATATCCGCAACGCCTTCGCCGACGCGCTGGAGGCGTTCGTGGCGCTGCCGCCGAACGTTGCCCTGTTCGGTGGCGTGTGCCGGGTATCGGTTGAGGAAGTGCCCCAAGACTGGAGCCTGCGGACCGGCCCGCCGCTGGTCACCGTGCATGACGACGGTGGCCCCGAACAGTGGCCCATCAAACGCGACCCGACGATCCGGATCACGGTGCGTGCCCGTGGCGCTGATCTGGCCGACAGGGTCGCGCGCCGCGTGCACGGCTATTTGCACGACAACCGCCCGCCAAGGGTCGCGCACATCTTCCGCACCGGCGGAAGCGTGTTCGTCACCGCGCGGGACACCGACACCGGCGCCGACATGGCGTCGTTCACCGTCACAGCGGCGGTGCGCACCATCGAAACCGTCTAAGAGACAAGGAGACAGCACCAATGGCTGGCAATCCCGACAATGTGAAGCTCTATACAGAGGCCGACGTACTGCTGTGGATGGGTTCGGCGGCACCGACTACGGCCGATCTGCCCGCGACCATCACCGACCCGTTCGCGACGACCACCGGCAAGTGGGCGTTCCTCGGCCTGCTGGTAGGCGATGCGGGTATCGATACTCAGCGCGAATGGGACGAGAAGGACATCCCGGCATGGGGTTACGGCACGATCATCGTCGCCTCGAAGGACTTCAAGCTCACCCGCAAGGTGTCCGCGCTGGAGGACAACCCGGCCATGCAGCGGATCCTGTGGAACGGCTCGACCGAAACCGAAATCGTTGTGCCGAATCCGCTGTATGAGTACGTGGCGTTCGAGAAGCGCACCGCCAGCGGCGAAATCCGGCGCGAGATTTCCAAGCGGCCGGCGCGGTTCTGGACGCCGAACATCAAGGACGCTGAAGGCGACGCGACTCCCCCGACTCCCCGCGAAATCGAGTGCCGGATCTTCCCGGACTCTGCCCGCAAGCTGTTCGCCGCGCAGCAGACCGCCGCATAGAAAGGGGCACTCAAAGTGAAGACGATCGAGTTGCTTGTCAACAAGCCCGAATTCCTTAAGGGCTCAGTCATCACCGTCGACGACCTGTCGGCTGCGGTGCTGATCGATAAGGAAGAGGCCAAGCCCTACGAGCCCGCCGCAGACGCAGCGGACACCGACGGCGCACCGAAGGTCAAGCGGGGGCGTCGAAGCCGCGGCACGTCGCAGTCGGTGAACGTCGCCGAAGCGGATATGCCGAACACCGAAGCCGATACCGGCGACGGTGAGGTCGATGGCGAAGGTGGCGGCGAAAACGTCTGAGGCCGCGCGGCTAGAAGCGCTGGGCGCCACCGAAGCCGAAGCACAGTTCCGCGGCCACACCATCCGGGTTCCCCTGAACCTGGAGGTGTGGCCGCTCAATCTTGTACGCGAACACCCGTTCAACGCTGTCGATTACCTGCTGGCCGGGCAGGAATGCGGACTCTACGACGACGCGATGGTCGATGACTACCGCGAGCTGTCCGACGTGATGGCCGACGCCGTGGGGGTGTCGCGGCTGCCGGAAACACCGGCCGCGCCGGATCAATGGTTCGGCGGGATACCGACATTGGTCAACATCTTGGACCGATTCGAGGACGATCTAGCCAGCGATCTGCGGCGCTTCTGGGGTGTGGAGTATGCCGAACGGTTCACGGGCACTTTGTCGTTGCGCCGGATATGGACCTACATTCGCCGTCTCGATCCGGCGTCTTCGATCGTGCGAGCCCAGAACGGTGGCAAAGAACAATGGACAGAACAGATGTTCATTCTTGCCTCCGTATACCAAGCACTTACAGGGGAAATATATCCCGGTCGCCCGCTGCGGCCTCATGAGGTAGCAAAAGCTCTCGAAGCTATGCAAGCGAAAGCTGATCATGTCGCTAACTTGAAGGAACGCCAAGCCGCGTACGCCGCGAAATCGTCGCCCGCAGCGCCAGCGGTCTCGGCTATGGAACAGGCAGTAGCGAACCGGCGACACGAACTAGGAAAACGCTGAACACCATGGCCAACAACACCCGCAACAAGTCCACAGAAACCGCCGACGACCAGACCGACCCCGATAAGGCGACCGTCGATCTGATCTGGGAGGGAATGAAGTTCACCATCCCGAAGCGCCGTGGCCGCTGGCCCGTCAGTGCCCTGCGTGATTTCGCGCGCGGCCGCAACTACGAAGCCGTGGTGACCCTGCTCGGCGGCGAGGAGCAATGGCAGCAACTGGCAGCAACTAGTCGAGAAATGCCCGACCGGCGACGACTTCGACAAGTTCGTCGACTACGTGCGCGACGTCGTCAAGAAGGAGTGCACGCTGTGAAGCCCGGCGCCACGCGGTATCCGTGGCGCCGAATCAGAAGCCGCCCACGCATCCGTCTGTGGGACAACCAATTCCAATACATCACCGAAATCGAAACACCTCTGTATGTCGAGTCGTGGCCGAGGTGGCTACGGCGGATTGTGCGGCACGCGCTGCACCTGAGGTAAGGCGGAAGCCACACCGTGGCGCAAGGCATGGATTTCGGGTACTACACCCTCCCCGTCATCCCGTCGTTTGTCGACATCGAATCGAAGTCGCAGACGGCGCTGAACCGCTCCGTGGGCGCACTCGGAACCAAGGTCGGTAAGACCTTCGGAAAGAACCTCGCCGACGGTGTCGTGTCCGCCGAAGCGCAGTTGACCCGCGCCTACGACAACTTCATCAAAATTCAAGACAAGGCCGCTGACGCGACCGGCAAGCTGGCCACCGCCGAAGCCAAACTCCAGCGGCTACAGAAGATCGGCGCATCCAACGATCGGATCGTCGCGGCCACCGAGGCCCGAAACAAGGCCCGCCGCGACGAAATTCGCGCGGTCAAAGAGGCCACCGCCGCCCAAGACGACTACGAGCGGTCACTGAAACGGCACAACAGCGGAGCCGACGCCCTCGACAACTTGGGGCTTAGCTACGAAGCGTTGGCGGGCAAGGCTTCACTGGCTGGGGCACCGCGGTCGGCGCGGGGATGGCTGCGGCAGCAGCGGGCGCGATCCAACTAGGCCGCGAGTTGTACGACCTGGGCGCGCAGTTCGACGAAACCTTCGCGCCAGCGGCGGTGCGCTTGACGCGCTCGAGGTGTCGGTGAAGAACCTTGGGCGTTCGGTGCCGCTGCCGTTTGCCGAACTCGGCAAGGTTGTGGGTGAGGTGAACCGCGACCTGCACCTGACCGGTCCCACGCTCGACGCGGTGTCGAAGTCGGTCGCCAACCTGGGCAGGCTCACCGGTGAGGCGGTCGACGTGCGCGGGCTGGGCCGGGCGTTCCGATCATTCGGGGTCGAAGGCAAAGACCAGGTCGCAACCCTAGATTCGTTGTTCGGGGCCTGGCAGCGCACCGGCATTCCCATCAACGAACTGTTGGCCACGGTCACCAAGGGTGGCCCGCAGCTTCGGCAATTCGGGTTCACTTTCGGCCAGTCCGCCGCGCTCATCGGCATGTTGGACGAGCGCGGGTTGGACGCCGACAAGGCGGTCATGGCGCTGACCAAGAGCTTGGGCACGCTGGCCAAGACGCAGGGTGTCACCGGGCCGGATGCGTTGCGGCAAACCGTTTCCCAGATCAAGGCGCTGACTGATGCTGGCCGGGACGCCGAGGCGCTGAACCTGACCAACAAGATTTTCGGCGCCAAGGGCGGCGTGCAGTTCTTCGACGCCATCAAGTCCGGTGCGCTGGATTTGCAGACGTTGCAGTCGGCGCTGGATTCGACCGGCGCCTCGATCAACGACACGGCAGCCGATACCGACGACTTCGAACAGAAGTGGCAGATCTTCAAAAACAACACCGCGGCGGCGCTAGAACCGTTGGCGTCCAGTCTGTTCGCGTTCGTCAACGATGGTCTGGGCTCGCTCGCTGTGTGGGTCCAAGCCCACCAACCCGAGGTCATCGGATTCTTCAGCACCGCCACACAAGGCGTCATCTTGTTCGGCGAAACCATCCTGCGGATGGCCTCGGACGCACTCGATGCGCTGTCGCTGTTGGTCGGCGGGCTGGGCAACACGGTCGGATTCACGCTCAAGGCAGCCTCGGCGTTCGCGTCCCTGACCGGTGACAAGGTTGGCGCACAGCGCATGCACGACTTGTCCGAGGACGCGTTCTCGTGGGGCGAGAACATGCGGGGCCTGGCCGACAAGCTCGACGGCACAGCCGACGGCCTGTTCAATCTGCGCAAACGCATTCAGGCCACCGGCGAAGAGATGGCCACGGCAGCCAAATTCACGTCCGCGCTCGGTGAAGCGACAGCCAGTATCCCGGACGGCAAGACCATCCAAATTTCGGAGAACACCCCCGAGGTCCGCCGCAAGCTCGCCGATATCGGTGTGCAGGTCGAAACCTTGCCTGATGGCACGGTGACGGTCACCGCCAACACCGATCAGGGCAAGAAAGTCCTTGAGTCGTGGCGCAAGTCGATCGAGCGCGACAAGCCCGCCGAGGTGCCGATCACCGCCGACACTTCGGAGGCTGAGCATAAGTGGGCGCTGTTCCGCGACATGCTGCAGAACCCCGGCCCCACCCCGGTCACGGGCCCGTTCGTGGGCGGCAACGCGAACGCCAACGCGCCGTGGATTCCGTTCCTGCCGCCGCCACGCGCCCGCGGCGGGATCTTCGACGTGTGGGATTCGGTGGCCTCGTTCGCGAAGGGCGGCACCCTGCCCTGCCGAAACGGGCGGTCATTCAGCCCGCCGTGGCCGGTTCCGGACTGGTGCAGTGGGCCGAACCATCCACTGGCGGTGAGGCATTCATCCCACTAGACGGTGGCCAACGCTCTATCGACATTTGGATCGAAACCGGCCGGCGCCTCGGTCTCATGCGCAGCTACGAGCAGGGAGGTGTGAACCCTGGACTGAACCCCGGCGCCGACTACCTGCGCTCGCTCGTGATGCAGATGTGGCCGCAGATCACCCGCATCGGCGGTCGCCGCTCCGAGGACGGGTTCGGCGAGCATTCATCCGGCAACGCGCTGGACATCATGATCCCGAACTACGACAGCCCGCAGGGCAAGGCGCTCGGCGACTCAGTGGCCGCGTTCCTGGTGCAAAACGCCTCGGCCCTTGACCTCAACGGTTTCATCTGGCGGCAGCAGAGCTACGGCTACGGCGGTTCCTTCACCACGGGTAAACCGATGCCTAGCCGCGGAGACGACACCCAAAACCACATGGACCACGTTCACGTCATCCTCGGCGCGGGCAGGGGAGTGAACGCAACGGCTGTCGGTTTACCGAAGGCGCCGTTGGTGGGATCCGGGGGGATCAGTGTCGGGTCGTTCCCGTCAGGAAACCTGAGCGGCGGCGCGGGCGGTGGGGTGGCCGCGGCGGCGGCGGCAGCGTGTTCGGGGCCGGGTATCAGACCGGCCGCGGGACACCGGGTTACGACGAAGACGGCCGACCCGGCTACTACGCCCCGGACCCGAGGCAGGTCCGTGAAGCCGAGGAACGTGTCGCCGATGCACAGCAGCGCATCAAGGATGCGGACGCGCAGGTCAAGATCGCCGAGGCCCGTAAAAGCGAACTCGATTTCGACGCCTCGGAATCGCAGAAGCTGTCCGCCGATAACGCGCTGGAGAAGGCGAAGGCCGACGCGGCCAAGGCGCGCCGCGAAGCCCAGGACAGCCAAGCCGATCTGGCCGAGGCGCAGCGCGGAAAGTTCACTGCCGCCAAGGAATCCAAGAAAGGCAAGGGCGGCGACGACCTGTCCGAAATCGGCAGGATCATCGGCGGCGGTTTCGCCGAAACATTCGGCCTGGACGGTTCGGTGTTCCCGAACATCGAAGAGTTAGGGATCGTCAAGTTGGCCAAGGCCATCTTGGGTATCAAGTACACCCCGCAGGGCACCGGGTTCGCCGGCGGGCTACTTGCCGGTGGTGGCGGCGGCGGTGGTCTCGGCGGTCCCAGTGGCGTGTTCGGCGGCGCGGCCTTCGACGGGGGCGGGGCCACGTCCGGTTTGCCGTTCGGGATGGTGCCCGAAGTGTCGTCGATGCTGCCGTCACTCACCGGCGGGACGGCGCATCCGGGGTCGGGGATGCCTCCGGGCGTCGGCAACGGGCCCGTCGATCAGTCGCTGAACGTCACGATCAATAACCCGCAGGGCGACGAGCGGTCGATCGCCGACCGCACCCGCCGCGTCCTGCTGAACACACCGCGGCAGATGACCCACGAACCCATCGGCGGTGGCCCGTAATGACGAGCGCACAACTTACCGGGCCACGCCGAAACGTGCCCTGGTCGCAGCTGTCCGAAGCTGCGCGCGGCGAAGCGGTCTCCTGCGCATGGATCGGGTCGGACGGCCAGTACTGGCCCCTCACCGGGCAACTCGCAGGCAGCGAGGGCGCATTCATCACCGGCCCCATCGACGGCATGGTGCACGTCCCGTTCGAAGGGATATGGACCACTCCCGCCTACGGCCCACCGCGCTTCGAACGCACCGTCGACGGCCGACGCGAAATCTCCTTCACGTTGGGCCTGATGTCCGATTCGTCGCTGGGCTGGTACGACACCGAGGCCCGGTTCTGGCGCGGCTGCCGTAAGGACGCGACCGGATACTTCACGGTCACCACCCGCCGGCACGGCCAGCTGTGGATTCCGATGCAGCTGTTGGAGGCGCCGAAATGTGCGCTCCCGGATGATCCGGCGCTGCAACGCGTCGCGCTACACGAAATCATCTTGGCCGCCGACGGTGAACCGCGCTGGCACCGTCCGGACACCTCACCGCCGCCGTTCGTGCGTCCACCCGGTGGGCCGAGCCTGGGATTCATCCGGATCGCGAACCGCTCCACCGAGCCGGCGTGGCCCATTTTCTTTGTGCAGGCATCCAAGACCGCGCCGTCGAAGGTGCGTCTTGGTGATGGGCCGAACGCGATCGTGTCGGGCGAAGAGAACCCGTTCGATGACTGGCCGAAACTCTCGCGGCTGTTCGGGATCCCGTTCGTCGACGAAATCTTGGGCACGTTCACCCGCACCCGTGACGCGAACATGATCGATGTGCCGGAACTCAATCCCGGCGAGCACTGCATTATCGACACCGATCCCGCGCACCGAATCGCGATCACCGCCCAGGATCCGCCCGACAACCTGCTCAAGAAATTCATCCGCAATAGCGAGCTGCTGAACTGGATTTTGGGGGAGTACGGCGACACCGGATTGCCGCTGCTGCAACGATTTAAGGGCCAAGGGTTCTCAATCCCGATCCCGCCGCGCACCGTCGCGACGATCCCGGTCTCACATAACCAGCCCGGCGGCAAGATCTGGTGCCAGCTGCCGCAACGCTTCGAAAGCGCCCTGGCATGACCGCGCCCACCCTCACCCTGGACCCCAAGACACTCGCCGGCGAGTTCACCCCCGAGCTGCGGATGCATCTGCTGGAGCGCCGCTGGGCGTACATGAACCGGCGCACCAAAGCCCCACTGGTTCGACTGTGGGACAAAGAGTTCAGGTACATCGCGCGCGTCGAAAACCTCGATAAGTGGGATTGGGAAGAGCTGGCCACCGAGGACGGCGAAGCCAACATCACGTTTTCCGGCAAGGCAAACGACTGGCTCCGCGAAATCATCACCTACCAAATCGGCGACGACGAAGACGTTCACATCACGATCGACCCCGACCCGGACAAGCCGCACGATTTCCGGACCCGCTGGGGCGGCAAGGTCATGATCATCGAGGACGACGAAGAAGCCGGAAAGGCTGCCGTCACAACGCTTAAGTGCATCTCCAATCGACGCCACCTCAAGGGAATCTACCTCGCAGCCAATCCCATATTCCCGATGGAGGTGCAGCTGCCGAAGATGTTCCTGTGGGGTGGCCCCACGGTCACCACATGCGCAACGGCCATGTTCTTCAACTGCATTCGGCTGTTCACGCTCAACGGATTCTTCCCGGTGCCGCGCAACATCTTCGCCCCGGAAACATGGCTGCAAAACCTCTCACCGCTCAATTGGCCGGTGCAGATCATGCCTGTGGCTGGCCTGTTCGACCAATCACGTTGGTGCACAATCGGTTCGCGCTGGAAGGACGCGCACACCGTGTTGTCGCCGGTGATGAAGGACGCCGGCGTCATCTGCCGCGCCTACACCTGGCTTCCCGGCGATCCGGCCCCGTACACGATGTTCGGCCCCGAACTGGCCGAAATCCTCAAGCCCACACGCGCATGCGTGATCCTGAGCTTCGAAGACAAGTCCGGTGTGACCGGCCCGACGGGCACCATGCTCGACGGCGCGATCAACCTGTTCGCCGCGACCCTCGATGACCTGATCACCGAGACGCTGATCCCGATCGACGCCGACCACGACGGCGAGGTCGACCCCTTCTTCCGGAAACTGATGCTGGTTTCCCCGAAGCCGCCGCCGTTCGTCTACCGAGACGTCGGCTACGGCAACATCCGGCGCCGCAAACTGCGGATCTACAAGAGCCGCGCCACCGACATCATCGTGGGCGGCAAGAGCCCCCAATGGGTCAACCAGGCAATCACATTCGCGATCCGCTACGGCATATCGCAACTGGCCCAGGTGATCATGGGCGTCGAGGCCGCTGGCGTCGAAGGTTTGGACAACCTGTACCAAGGCCAGCTCGACGACGTGTTCCTGGCGTTCATGCGCTACGTCAACCCGCTGCGGTCTGCGAAAACCGGAAGCTATGCGTTCCGTGAGTATTTCAAGAATCCGGGCGGCAGCGCATACGTCATCAACGCCATCCAAGAGCTAGCCGCCGGCGACTTCGAAATGAAGGCGTACCGGTCGATGAAGTTCGACGTCGGCGACGGGCAGCCCTACATCCTCGGCGAGGACTTCTGGCTCGGCGACCGCGTGCAGGCGGAAATCCGGGGCGTGGTCTACACCGACCAAATCATGGCGATCAAGGGCGAAGGCGACCGCACCACGGCAGGACGGCCCACGGTGTCGTTCGGCGACGATTCCCGCGACGAAGACCCGGTCGCCCGCGGGTTCCGCACTATCGGCAACGTCGCGAACTTCGCGGCCCTCCTGGCAGGAAGCGGGGACATGTTCTGATGAGCAGACGAAACCAGAAGCAACGCAAGGTATTCCCGAAGTTCCCGTATGACCGCAAGTTCACCAAAGCTGAGCTTGACGAGATTTTCGCGCGCCAGGACCGGTTGTGCGCGGGGTTCCGTGATGCGGTCGGCCCGAACGGCTGGGGGCTGGGACTGCCGGAAGACCATTTGCAGCTGCTGATGTTTCACGGCGCGCTGGCCGGTGTCGACGTCGATGAAGACAGGGCGTTTATCCGGGCGCGGCGGCTGCCGGATGAAACCGGGCGACTGGTCGACGCCGTCGAGTGGGTCGTGAAAAAGGACGACACACCGCGAGACCGCAATAGGGATGCGCGCCGCGAGGCACGCGCCCGCGCACGCGAGATTGACGAGCTGGATCCGGAAGTGCGCGACGCGCTGATCGACATGGTCAAACGCAAGGGACAACGCGTCTACGACCGTGTTCGCGCCGAGGTTCCGGCCGAGGACCGCGACGAGTACTCCGCACGGCTGGCCGACACCGACGACGAACAACCCGAAGACCCGGACGACACCAAGGAGGACATGCCGTGACGTCTGCACTCATCCCCACCGAGCCAATCTTTCTGGGCGAAAGAGTAATCCGCACCCTGTTCTATGCGGCGCCCCGAAATCCTGGCGACCCGCAAACGATCATCGGCACCTTCACGCTGATGCCCGGCGAAGACAACATCGTCTTGGACGCCATCAAGGGCGAGAAGGGTGACCGCGGCGACATGTCGCCGTTCTGGCGCCCGCAGTGGGGTTCGACCATCAACTTGCCTGTGGATCTGCCCGATGACCTCGGTGACGCCGACGCCGGAATGGCCTGGTACATCGCCGGTTACTGGCATGTCTGGGACGGCAACGGCTGGCGAATCATCCTGGGCGCGATCCCCGGACCGCCCGGCCCCACCCCGAACCTGCACATGACCGCACGCGGTGTCGCGCCGCCCTCTGGCGGCATCACCTACCCGCTGAACCTGAACGTCACACCCGGTGGTACCACGCTGGAGCCGACGTTCGCGATCGACATCCCGCTCATTCCCGGACCCAAGGGCGACAACGCGAAAATCCTCGAGGCCGATGATTTCGTCGGGCCCATCGAGGACGGTCAATCTCTGATCTACGACTCGACCCTGGCCGGCGGTGCCGGCGGTATCCGCGGCGGCAGCCCGGTCGGCACCGTCAAGAAACTGAGCATCCCCGAGCAGTCGTTTACCGGCGGCACCTACGGATCGACCTGGAATATCGTTGCCACGCTCATCGTTCCGGGGCAGCCGCTCCCGTACTACCCCGAGTTCGACGGGCATCTGCGGTGGAAACGAAGCGGCCTGTTCAACAACGCGCAGATCGAAGTTCAGGTGCGGGCCCTGCCGCAAGGCTCTACCAGCGCACCGGAAACCGGAACCCTGTGCGCTCGCGCCTTGTACGACCCGAGCACCCTGGACGCCGAAACCATCGCGCACGTCCGCGAACAGTGGTCCGACACCGGCTATCCGGCGCGCGCGATCGGACCCGACTCCGGTGAAGGCCGCATCCCCGCCAACACGTCCATGGTCTATTACGTGCTGCTGTACCGGATCGGCGGTAGCGGGTCGGTGGTGTTCTCCACCCCTGGCGCCCACATGTCGCTGAAGATGTTCCCGGTGAGCTGATGCCACGCAGCGTCGATAAGTTCCCAGAGAAGCGGGGTGCCGGTGCCACCTCGCTACACAATCCGCTGCGTTCGCAGTTGGATTATGAATCGGCGCTTGCTGATACCGCCAGACAGGCCGGCGACAAGATCCGTGGCGCCATCTCGGGGGCTCTCGACGATGTCGTCGATGTCATCCACGAATTCACCGGTCTTGATCTTGACGAACTGAAAAGTGCGCTCGATGGGATTGACCTTGGCAATCCCGGCGCGATCTTGGCCAAGATCGTTGAGTTGGCCGGTAATGCGCTCGGGTTCAATGGCTTGCTGCCGTCGTCGTGGATCGCCGATGTCGTCGAGGATTTGACGCGCGGGGCTGGGGAATTCCTGACGGCGGACAGCATCGCCGGAAACCCCTTCATGCAGTGGGATCCGGGCGCCGCTGGCTGGGAATCCGGCGGCGCCGGCAAGATGACAGCCAACGGCACACAGCAGTCGGTGCGCGGCGAAATCTTCGATGTCGTACCCGGTAACGTCGTGAAACTGCCCGCAGGCACACGCTGGTCGGGCCTCACCGCGACACCAGGTTCGAATCCGATCAAGGTCGGGTTCGCGGTGTGGGACGCGGCCGGCAACGTGCTGCCTGATGTGATCCGAGGACAGATTCAGCCGTCGACACCGTCCTCATCATGGCAAGGGATCCCCACCACGGATTGGATCGTGCCGACTGGGGTAGCACGGGCCGCGGCGCTGATCGAGCTTGATTCGGGCGCCCTGTCCGGGGACGTGTGGTTCTCGAATGTGACCCCGCACAAGACGAATAAGATCCCTCCGGACTTACTGAAAAGCCTGGTCGAGGGCGGGCAAGACTTCGCCGAGGATGTACAGAAGACCTGGGATGCGTTCTGGAACGGGGTTTTTGGCGCCAACGCCACCGGCAAGACCCCTGATGATGTCAAAACCGCTTCGGCGCATGTCACCGCGGTCGCTAGCGATGCGAACGCTGCGGCGCAGTTCGCCTCGTCGATGGTGATCCGGCCACGCCGCAGCCCGCGGTGGGTTTCCACTGGAACCCACGACGACGTGTCGTTCGCGATTGCCATGGCGCAATCGATGTTCACCCCAGCGTTGGGGGACATCACCTACATTCCGATCACCCCGGACACAGACCGCGTGTACAAGGCCCTCAAGTTCGGGCTGGTCGGCAACGCGATGACCAACCTTTACGTCGGGGTGTACAAGATCGAATACGACGGAACACTCACCCGCGCAGTCGACCTCGGCGATAAGAAATCAGCACTGACCGCATCGAAAGTGCAGACGTTCGCCATTCCCGGCGGTGTGTCGGTCGGGCGCGGTGAAACGGTGTTCATCGCCGTTCGGCAGGTTGGCGGTACCGCTGGGCAGATGTTCACCACACCCTCGCTGCTGCAAGTGACCGAGGTCGTGCAGCCGGTCCCGACCTACATCACCGAAAAGAACAACACGGGCACAGGGCTTCCGGCCACCATCTCGGGGGCGATCGTGCGGTCGGAGTCCGCGCCGGCGTGGGGTGCACTCGGGGAGACCCTGTTGGATTCACCGTGGACGGACTACACCGCGCCGGGCTGGTACACCTACCTGTTCGGCTCCGATTCACGCTACGTCTACATCGCGGGGTCGAGCGCCGGTGGTGGCGGTGGTGGCGGCGACGGCGGCTGGGACAAGCCAGGCGAAGGCGGGCGCCGGGGCAACTGGGCGGCGCTCAGTCTAGAGCGCGGTGTCGGGATTCCCTGGGACGTACCCGGTTTGGACGTGTACGTTCCGGCGCCAGGTGCGGGCTCGCCGAGCAGGGAAACCAACGGCAGCCCCGGTGAGGCGTTGATTGTGCGGATGTCGACCGCGCCGGGCACGGTGCTGTTGAACATTCCGGGCGGCAACGGCGGGCGCCTGGCCTACGGCGGGATCTTCAACCGCGATCCCGTTGGCGAGGCGCAGACCAATTACCCGTTCTTCGGGCGCTTGTTCGTCGGCGGCTTGGCGGCCCCGAAAGATACCAACGGCAACAGCCCCGGTGGTGGCGGTGGTGGCGGCGACGGCGGTGTCGCAGGCAATGCGCGGGCAGGCCGTCCGGGCGGGGCCGGTTTCTGCGCGATAAGGACGGCGTGATGACCACAACGACTGCGCGTACCGGCGGCAAATGGTATGGCCGATTCCGCATCACACCCGCGAGCGTCCCGTCGCGCGTCGCGGTCGGTACCCCGACTATCACGACAGGGCCACTGACGATCCGGCCGACCAGCGTCCCCTCTCGGGTAGCGGTGGGTACCCCGACGATCACCTGGCCGCAAGACATCCGGCCCACGAGCGTCCCGTCGCGCGTCGCGGTCGGTACCCCGAGCTTGATTCCGATCGTCGCCCCGGCCAGCGTGCCCTCGCGTGCCGCGGTTGGCGCCCCGACCGTCACCGTCGGGCCGGTCACGATCAGTCCGACCGCCGTGCCCTCGCGGGTGGCGGTCGGTACCCCGAGCCTGGCGCAGGTCATCAAACCTGCCGCCGTACCCTCCCGCGCCGCGGTGGGCACCCCGAGCGTTGCCTACGTGGTCAAGCCGACCGCCGTCCCGTCACGGGCTGCTGTCGGCACCCCCACCCTGATACCAGGCCCGGTCACCATCGCGCCCACCAGCGTTGCGTCGCGGGTGGCTGTTGGCACGCCGACGATCACTCAGCCCGCCTCGGTCAACTACAACACCCAAGGCGTGGGCACCGAGACAACCAGCTCGCCGGCGACGTGCACCATTTCCCCGAATGCTGGTGATGACGTGCTGGTGTTCTACTCGCTGGGATCGGGGGCGGTCTCGTCGGCGACCTACGGGGCGAGCAACCTGCCGATGATCTGCGGCGGGCAAGCACTGTCCAACGGTGTGTTGATCGCGGCCTACCTCATCAGGAATGTCGCATCCGGTAGCGCGACGATCAATATCAACAAGACCGGTTCGAGCTGGGGGCAGGCCGTGGCCGTGTCCTACGCCGGCGCGCAGGGATTCCGGCCCGCGAAATCCGCTGTCGGCAACGGAACATCGTTCTCCCTGCCCGTCACCGTGCCGCTCAACGGGCGCACCGTGCACGCGTTCACCCCCGGACAGAACAGCACCACCTTGTCGGCGCTGTCCGGCGGCACCAGCCGCTACCTCGACAACGTGGGGTTCTTGACCCAATCGGTGCGTGACGCCGACGCGGCCACAACATTCGGTGGCACGCTCAGCGCGACCCGCGACTGGGCCGCGCTCGGCGTCCCCCTGTGCGCGGTAGCCCCCACCGGGCCTATCCCGAAGTACAGCACCGGCACGGACGCCGACGGCATCAACGGCACCAAGACATTCGATGTCTACACCGCAGTCGGCGATTACGTCTACGCGATCGTCGGACAAACCGGGCCGGGTGATCCATCCGCGGTCACCTGCGCCGGTACCGCCATGACGCTGCTCGACACCCTGACCTGGAACGCCGGATCTGCCACCGGATTCATCAAGATCTACCGCAGCGCCGCGGCGATGACCTCGGCCGGCGCGAAAACCGTGTCGGTCACAGCCACCGGCGGCAACTGGTGGCGTGCCTTCGGATTGGCCGTATCCGGGGTTACCGCGCCTTCGGGCACCGTGACCAAGACCTCGGCGACCTCGTCGCAACCCACACAGTCCGTCACCTGCGCAGCCGACCAGCTGATCGTGCAGATATTCATCACCAGCGCAGCGGCGACCGGGACCGCGGGTGGGGCGGCTTTGTGGCTGACACCTTCAGCTGGGCAGGTCTTCATGACCGTCAATGTTGCCGACGAGTCAACAACTTTCACCATCGCCAACACCTCCGTGAACTGGGGCGCGGCAGCCGTCGTGCTCAGTTGACACAACCAGAAAGAGAGAAATATCCAAATGGCAAACATCATGTACGACAAGGCATATGAGGCGTTCGGCAACGCGCAGATCAACTGGCTTGCCGACACCATCAAGGTCGTTCTGGTGGACACCGGCGGCTACACCCTGAACGCGGCCACCCACGAATTCCTATCGGATATCCCCTCCGGTGCTCGTATCGCCACCTCGGCCGCGCTGACGGGTAAGACGAACGTGCTTGGCGTGTTCGATGCCAATGATTCTTCATGGCCAGGGGTGACCGGTCTCAGCGGTGAAGCGGTGGTGATTTTCAAAGACACCGGCACGGCCGGTACGTCGCGGCTGATCTTCTACTTAGACACGGCCTCGGGGTTGCCCGTGATGCCCAACGGCGGCGACATCAACATCCAGTGGAACAACGGCACCGACAAAATTGGCCGACTGTGATGACGACATGGCCGGTCAAGGTCGGCGCGCTATGTCTCGCCGTCGCGGGAGCGACAGGGGTTCTGACGTTCGTCGTCGTAACCCGCTTTGCGCCCGGCGAGCGACCCCGCGATCCGCGAATCACCGAGGCGCGAGGCAGATTCGGCTGGTGACGCTGCGCGGCATCAACACCCGCGCGGCGCTACCTTCCGAAACGGAAAGCGAGACACCATGAAACCCATCGTCAAATGGCTCATCAAGACGGCCATCGAAGCCACCCGCGAATACTTTCACGAGCATCCCGAGGTCGCCGACGAAGCCGCGGCGGCTGTCGCGACGAAGATCGGTAGCGCACTGCCCAAATTCGTCGACTCGTTGACGAACCTGACACCGTGGCAGTGGGATGACAAGGCGCTCGACGGCCTGGCCGAACGCGTCGCGAAACTGCTACCGGAGTTGGCGCGCCAATTCCTGGGATTCGGCCCGCGACCATGAGTTTCATATGGTTCCGGCCCGAGGGCCCGCTGCGCAGCCGCGAGCAGATTGCCCGCGAGGTGCACGCGGTGTCGCTGGCCCGTGGTCTCGACGAACTCGCCTCGGTGCTGACGCTGATATGCATCGACGTCGAGGCGGGCGCCGCCGACGACAACGGGGAGCGGCAGTGGTGGTGTCCGTGGAACGCCAATGATCCGACGTCGAAGAACTATCCGCACGACTCGCAGTCCGATGATGGACGCTCGGTGGGGTACTGCCAGCAGCAGAACGGCGCCGCCGGTGAGGTGGTGTCGGGCAGCGACAACTGGTGGGGCCCGATGCGCTCGCGGATGACGCTGGCACTGGCCGTCGATGTGTTTCAGACACGGCTGGCCGACGACTACGGGCGCGCGGCCGGAAACCCGAAACTGGCAGGGGAGTTCGTGCAGCGCGTACAGCGTTCGGCCTACCCCGACCGGTACGCGCAGCGCTGGGATGAAGCGTGGGCGGTGCTGCGGCGCGCGCTTGCGCAAGGGCCCGTCACCCCGAAACCGCCGCTGCCGCCCATCACCGGCAGCCCCATCACCCGTGCCCGGCTCACCTCGAATCGGTACGTCGGCCGCGGCGGTAAGACGCCGCGCTGGATCGTGGTGCACACGCAGGAAGGTGGGCGCTCGGCGTGGGATCTGGCCGGGTTCCTGATTTCCACGCAGGGCACATCGGGGGCGGTGTCGTACAACGCGTGCGTCGATGACACCGAAACTGTGTTGACCGTCGACTGGGACGACACCCCGTGGTCGGCAGTCAACGCCAACCCGTATGCATTCCACATCTGCATGGCCGGTTCCTATTCAGGCTGGGACCGCGGCAAGTGGCTCGAAACCGATGCCCGCGACGGCAAGAACGAAGACCTCCAGCTGACCCGGACCGCGCAGCTGATCGCGTGGCTGTGCCGCACCTACGACATCCCCGCCGACTACATCGGCGGCAGCGGAATCCCTTGGGGCCGCGACGGTATCTGCGGGCACCGCGACTTCGGTAGCTGGGGCGGCGGACACACCGACCCTGGTCCGGACTTCCCGTGGGACGAGCTGATTCGGCGCGTCCGCCTCTATCTCGACACCAACACAGGAGATGAAGACATGGCCCAGGTACCACAATCGGAATGGCAGGAAGTCATCGATTACGTTCGCGCGCAGAACACCCCGATCCCGTCGGCCTCGCCGCTGCGGCACCTCGGGGAAGGCAACGTGAACACCCGCGCCAACCTGGCGCGCGCCATCGACGCCAATCAGCACGTGACGGCAGTGGTCACTCTGGCCAAGGAAGGCCACACACCCTCGATCGCGCTGCTGTGGGAGGTATCGACCGCGGCCGACGCGCCCGGTAAGTACCCGGACCGGCAGGAAGACGCCAAGCTCGCCAAGACGCTGCTGGCCAGCATCAGCAAGACCAAGAAGGCCGTCGCCGCCGAGGACATCGAAGCGTGGCTCGACGCCGAGAAGGCTGCCGCATGAACGGGCCTGACGGGAAGTGGATCGGCTACGGCGAAGGCGACGTATCCGACGCGGTAGTCCCGATCGAACACCGCCTCGTGCACGCCTACCCGAAAAACAGTCGCGCCATCGAGCACGGCGTCGCGGTGGATCGTACGTACACCGCGGGCACCGCGCAGGCGGTGCGGGATCTGACGGCGTTCATGAACAACGACCCACGCGAGCTGCAACGGCTGGCGCGCATGGGAATCGCCACCCCGTTGCGCAGTGATGGCGTCGCTAACCTCGACGTGCGCAAGGCCATCGGCGCCTACGTCGAAGCCCCTGCCAACCAGCCGGCGTCCAAGTATCCGATCCAGGGCGTGTGGGCGGATTCGCGGGCGTTCCTGAACCCGCCTACCGCGCATAGTTTCGTCAAGGCCACCAACGATTTCTGCGACGAAGCGATGCGCCTGTACCGGCCGATGGCAGGAACCCCGATCTGGCTCATCGGCTACAGCATGGGCGGCGATTCAGTGCGCAAGATCCTGGAGGCCATGCCGCCCGAATGGCGCCGATACGTCGTTGGCGTGACCACGTTCGGTGACCCGTCGATGCCCGCTGAGGGCAGCTTGCTTGGCGATGATCCCGGCGAGGGTATCTCCAAATCGCCGCAGCCACCGTGGGTGCGAGACCGCTACTGGTCGTACTCGATCGACGGCGACTGGTACCCGCGGGCACGCGGTCTGCTGTTCCTGCTCTACCAGGTACTCACCCGTGCAGAGCTGACGATGGAATTCGCGCTCTACCTGTTCACCGAGTTCCCGAAGCAAGCGTTTCAACAGCTCATCGGGCAGGCCCCCAGCGCGGATCCATTGGCCGGGGTGCTGGCCGGGTTGGCGGGCATGATGACCTCGGGGCCGCTCGGTGCGGTCGGCGCCTTGCTCAATCCGTTGCAGCTGTTCGCGATCCTGCCCGATCTTGTGCACCTGCTGTTCGACGCCATCAAGTTCGTGGCCACCAACGCGCACGGCAAGTACGACGACCCCGGACATGCGCTGTGGGACGGCATGACCGCCGTCGACCACGCAGCCGCCACCATCCGCCGCATCGCCCCCGACGGCTGCACCCTGTTCCTGCTGCCGGGCACGTGGGCGAACTGGAACCAAGGATTTCCGTTCGACGTCGCTGCACAACTGCAATAGGAGAGGCAATCATCATGTACACGTTGGCATTCTGGAGAGAGCTGGGCGAGCGCGCGCTGCGTGCTGCCGCCGCTGCACTGATGGGTGTGTTCGTCGGCGACAAGACCGTCGCCACTGTCGACTGGCGATTCACGGCCGCTGCGGTCGCGACAGCTGTTCTGGTGTCGGTGTGCTCGTCGCTGCTGGCCAGCCGCCGCACCGAGGGCGACGACGCACCACGCACCGCGTCGTTCCTGACCGGGGGCCGCAGGTAGTGCCCGACCTGACACCGTTTGATGCAAACGACATCTGGGACTTGCTGGTCGCCGCGATCGTGACCGTTCCGCCGACGATCGCGGCGGTCGCGGCGCTACTTGTGTTCTGGAGAGGGCGAAACGAAGACCGGGAACGCCTCACGGAGGTGCACCAGACGGTGGCGGTTGCAGCCGAGGCTGCTACAGCGACAAAGGAACAGGTCCAAAACGGGCATCCCACCAAGTACCGCGACGACTTCGACGGCATGAACCGCAAAATCGACCTACTCGCCAGCAGCGTGGAACTGATTCAGTCGAACGTGCAGTCGTTGCAGGACTCCCATATTGCGCTCGTCAAGCGCCTCGGAGGTTGACCACCCATGGCTGACATCAATGACATTCCGTGGTTCAAATGCGTTGGCCTGTACGGCAACATCGTCCCCGACACCCTCGACAGCGGCTACCGTCCGGACCATTTCAAGCCGTGGGGCGCGGTGACGTTCACGCCCCGGATCGCGGGCCCGGACAACAAGCTGGACCCGCCCGAGCCGCAGTTCCGGCTCACCGCACACACACCGCCGATCACGCTGCTACTCGTGCCGTTCGACGCCAGGATCGAAAACGGGGTGTTGAAGCTGCCGCGGCTCGACGCGCCGGCAGGGGAGAACCCGACACCGACCGAAATCGACCAGCAGCGTGCCAGCGTCGGCCTGGACATGATCGCGAATTCGACTGCCCTGCAACTGGCGTCGGGATACAAGCTGGTCTACCAAGTGCAGTTCGGGACCATGAAGGTCTTGGGCAAGGAACACACCTTCGAGTCGTTCTGGTTCGTCGCGCCGACCGTCGCCGACTTCACGACCGAGCCGGCATGGACCCCGCCCACAATCGACCTGACCGTCGTCGAACGATTCACGCCGGTGATGTAGAGGCCCCACCGCGACAGGGGGCCATCGCGGCGGGGCGGAAGCTGCCTACACCGGACATTGGTCGGGTTCAGCTGCTAAGGATGACTGTACGCCGAATCAGCCGTCGACTGGCGCGGCCTCGTGTGGGTTGTCGATCCAGTCGGACGGATCGAGATGTGTCCATTGGCCGCTGGGGTTGTCGCCCTCGGCGATGGCCTGCTCATCGGTCACCGGTGCCGGGTAGAAGTGGATCGCGCCGTCGCAGGTGACGCATGTGCCGGTCTTCTGAAAACGCTTGATCGCGGTCATCACCCAATGGTGAACGACAACGCGCCAACCGCCCGCACAGCTCGGTGGTCCGATGGTCAGATGGCGCGCGGGTACCAGTCGGGAATTTGATCGGCGGGACGAGGGTACTTCGCTAAGTCCTCGACGTAAGACTCATCTGTGGGGGGCTTCTTCCACTGGGGGCGCTCGTTGTAGTTGTAGTCGAAAGTGAATTTAGCGGGGTCTCTTTGTACCGCCATCACCGCTTCGAGCCATGCGCCCTTGCCTTGCGTTGCCATGTAGTCGCGCAATTTCATCATCGCTGACATCAGGGCATTCGATGGCGCTACTAGTTCCGTGCTGCCATCTGGGTTGGTGCGTGTGACTACGAATTCGCCGTAGCTTGCCGCCTCGCGGAACACGAGGGTGCAGGTGTCCCACCCGTCTGCTGGGAGGCTGTAGTACAGCAGCTTTGCGGCGTCTTCCTGCAGCGCTCCGAGCTGCACGAGGTACGGTGCTTCGTCTGTCACGTCTGCCATCTTAGTTCCTGAAAGAGTGCACGGAGTCGAGATTGCCGTCGACGTATGTTCTTACGGAATACATCTCGGGTCGCCTTGAATCTCCGGGATACGTAATTTCCACGTCAACACTGACTTTCTTTCCCTCGTTTATATAACTGCGCCAATCATTTTCGAGGTTGTAGTATTCGCGATTTCCGACGCTGTTCAAAGTGTCGCGCATAGCCGTGAGGTTGATGGCCTCACCCGGTCCGCCGAACTGGCTGCCGAAGATATGGCCCCCCTGGTCGCCGGGTAGCCGGTCTGGTCCGCCTGCGATTCGTTGCTGATAGCCGTTCCGCTCTGCAGCCGAGCTGGCATCGAGGTCGGCGTGTGCGTGGCCTACGCGACTGTTGTTGTCGGTGTTGTAGTGGAACCGGTCATCGACGTTGTAGTGAGTATTCGGCGCGGGCTTGTTGAGTTCTTGATTCCATCCACCGGGACCGCCAGATTCCGTCGACACGTGATTCAGGTCTGGCGCATGGCTTGCGCCGCCGTGATCACCGATGGTGCCTGAGTGCTCAGCTGTGACCGGGCCTATCTCACCACTGCTATGGCCACCGCTGGGAGCGTCCACGTGGGGGTGCGGTGGCCCGTCGAAAAGATGTCCACCGGGCAGGTCGTGGAGCATGCCGGGTGAGTCAGGTAGAGCGCCGCGTGCGGCTGCGCTCTCTTCAACCCCGAGCCGACCAAGTGCGCCCTCCCCGCCTAACGGCGCTGTCCCCCCGATAATGGCGCCGTCGACCGTGGTCTTGCCGATGTTCTCGGGGATCTTCTCGGGGTGCTGGTAGGAGGTGACGGCCTGATCGATCACGTTCTTGGCGTCTTCGGCCATCGCAGCACCAGGGAACAGCGTGCGTTCAATCTGGTGCTCAAGACCCTTCGCGCTGTTCGTCCATGATTCGGCGAACTTGTCGGTGCCGTTAAGGCCCGCCTTGCTTTTGACCTCGTCGATCGTTCCGTCGATGCGGTCGTTGGCGCCTTTAAGGAACTGTTTGGCCACGGCGCCGGGCATCTTGTCGAGCGCGCCGATCGTCCCGGTGAGGCTGCCTGCCTTGCTTGGGTCGATGGTCAGCTTGTCGCCGGCGCCAGGCGCTTTCGGGTACCACTCTTTGTAGTTCGCCTGCGTGTCGGTGCCCGCAGCGGCGGCAGCCTTCGTTGCGCCGGGCTCACCGTCGGGGTTCGCGGTGGCCAGGTTCTGCACCCCGCCGAACACACCATCTGGTTTGACAGCTGAGTTCGGGGTGGTGGGCAGCGCCCCGCTGGGCCCGGCCCCGGCCGGTGGTTCCTTGGCTGCCTTGACGGCCGCGGCCAGGTCAGCGTTCGCGGCGTCCCCGGCTTGTTGCAGCTGGCGCAGGGTGTTCTGGATGTAGCTCAGCTCGTTCTTGTCGTACTCACCCTGCGGGGGCGTGACCTTGCCGGTTGCCATGTCGATCGTGAACCCGCCGTTGGCGGCGTCCTTCTCGATCTTGGCTAGCAGCTGTTTGACGCCTTCGAATTCGTCGGCGGCGCGCCGGATCTTTGCGGCGGCAGCAGTCTTCGATTCGGCGCTACCGCTGAGCAGCTTGCCGAACCCGTCAAGTTCGTGGTGGGCGGCGTCCCCGGACACTCCTTTCCACGCGTCCCCGGCGATCGGTAACCGGCCGACGCCGGTCTTCATGTCGTTGTTCGCGGTCGCCATCCCGTCGAGTGCGGTGGCCACGTCGCGGAAGGACTGGATGTCGGCGCGCTTGATGTCGGCCGGGGATAGCGCCACGGGTTAGACCTTCGGCAGCCGGGTCTGCAGGATGTTCACCGCGGTCTGTTCCTCGGTGTTGGCGAAGGCATAGCCGATGCGGTCGAAGGCGTCGCGGTAGTGGGACGATTCGTTCTCGATGTGCCGCGACTGGCCCTGCCATTCGGTCGATTCCGATCCCAACGCCGCGGCGGCGTCACCCACCCACCCCGACATGGCCGCGCTGATCAGACCGTGAGCTTTGGTGTGGGCCGCGCGGTGCGCCGCCTGTAGCCGATCCATCTCGTCAGCCGCGCGGTGCAGCAACTCGGGATTGACCTGCAGATGTCCGGCCAT